TGGGTATAGATACTCCTGAGAGTAGAACAAGAAACCTAGCTGAGAAATCATGGGGTAAAGCCTCTAGTGCTAGATTATCACAATTACTAGAAGAAGCTAATGGAGAATTTACATTAGTTACTAAGAAACAAAAGAAAGGAAAGTTTGGAAGGATATTAGGTACTCTTTCAATCTCAACAAAAGATGGTATCGTTGATGCCAATCAAGTTTTAATTGATGAACAACTTGCTATACCTTACACAGGCGGTAATAAAGAAGAGAGTAGAACCGCAGCAGGAGTATTAGATTTATGGAACACATATTATGAGCACCCTACAGAAGGTTGACCAGGATTACGAGGACGTAAGGAAACAACTTTTTGATTTAGCCGAACAAGGAGATGAAGCAATTGAGCTTATGTTAGACCTTGCCCGTGAATCAGAACATCCGAGAGCCTTTGAAGTACTAGGTCAACTAATTAAAAACAACGCCGAAATCGGGGAGAAAATTCTTAAACTTCATAAAAGTAAAAAGGAAGTTGATAAAGAAGACTTACCAGCTATTTCCAGAGACCCAACAAACAATAATGTATTCATAGGTTCTACTGCCGAGCTACAAAAAATGCTACGTGATGAAGTAGTAATCGAACAGGAACCAGATGGGTAGAGAGAGTATGTACCTTGGCAACCCTAATGTTAGGGGTGCTGATGTAGAACATGAATGGACTAAAGACGAATTAGTTGAATATAATAAATGTCTTAAAGACCCTAGCTATTTTGCAAAAGAGCATTGTAAAATAATACATCTTGATAAAGGATTAATACCATTTGAATTATATCCATATCAAGAAGATATGTTTAAACAATTTGAAGCACATAGATTTAATATTGTTCTTGCATGTCGTCAAAGTGGTAAATCAATTGCTGCTGTAGCCTATCTATTATGGTATACGATTTTTAAAGGTGAACAAGTAGTAGGTATTCTAGCTAACAAAGAAGCTATTGCAAGGGAAATGCTTGCACGTGTTACACTTATGTTAGAACATCTACCATTCTTTCTTCAACCAGGATGTAGAGCTCTCAATAAAAGGTCTATTGAATTTTCTAATAATAGTAGAATCGTAGCGGCCGCTACATCATCAAGCTCAGTTCGTGGTATGTCACTTAATTTAGTATACCTCGATGAGTTTGCATTCGTAGAGAATGCTACACAATTTTATACTTCAACATATCCAGTAATATCATCTGGTAAAACATCTAAGATTATTATCACATCTACCGCAAATGGTATTGGTAATATATTCCATAAATTATATGAAGGAGCTCTTCAAGGAACAAATGAATTTACAAACCTCCGCGTAGATTGGTGGGATGTACCAGGAAGAGATGAGAAATGGAAGAAGATGACCATAGAAAATACTTCTCAGCTGCAGTTTGACCAAGAATTTGGCAACTCATTCCATGGTACAGGTAATACTCTTATATCAGCTGATTGTTTATTGGCTTTAAGGGCAAGAAATCCTGAAGAGATAACTAATAATATTAAAATCTGGGAGCAACCTAAAGAAGGACATAATTATTTAATGTTTGTAGATGTATCTAAAGGCAGAGGAATGGACTATTCCACGTTTACTGTTATAGATGTGAGTACAAATCCATTCGTTCAGGTATGCACATATCGAGATAATCTAGTATCACCTTTATTATTACCTGATATATTGTATAAATATGCTGAGCATTATAACCTATGTTATGTAGTGGTTGAATCAAATGATGCAGGTCAAGTGGTATGTAATGGTTTATATTATGACCTAGAATATGAGAACGTATTTGTAGAGTCTATGATTAAAGCTAATGCTATTGGTGTAACAATGACTAGAAAAATTAAAAGAATGGGCTGTTCAAACATAAAAGATATAATGGAACAGCACAAGTTAGTAATAAATGATGAAGAAACTATAAGAGAGATGAGCACATTTGTTGCAAAAGGGTCTTCATATGAGGCTGACCACAATGCACACGATGACTTAATGATGAATTTAGTTATGTTTGGATGGTTCACATCTACTCCATTCTTTGCAGAAGCAACAGATGTTGACTTAAAACGTATGTTATATAAGCAAAAGGTTCAACAATTAGAAGATGAAGTTATACCTGTGGGTAATCTGCCTGAACCTTTAAAACCACCACATCCATTTGGTGAAGGCTGGGAAACATGGAAACCTTAGTTAATATAAATAAGTATATTGAGAAAATATCTTATTATGCAAACTTATAAATAACATGACAAGGGGATATAAATGGCATTTCTAGTCTCACCTGGAGTACAGGTAAAAGAAATCGATTTAACTAATGTTGTACCGTCTACATCATCAACTATAGGAGCTATGGCTGGAGCATTCCAGTGGGGTCCTGCTGAGGAAGTATGTACCGTGACGAGTGAACAAGACTTAATCGACAAATTTGGGAAGCCGTCAGCAGAAACATTTGAAAGTGTTTTGACAGCAGCCCAATTTCTAAGCTATGGCAGCGCATTAAAAGTTGTCAGAGCTGTTGGAGGTTCAGCACTTAACGCTACGGCGTCAGGCACTGGAATTCTAACTAAAAATGCAGATGCATTCAGTTCGCAGACACCTGCTGCAGGAGACTGGGCACAAGCTCGTTTTCCTGGAGTCACAGGCAATGCGCTCGGAATAGCATACGCAACAGACGCGACAAGTTTTGACGGGTCTGACTGGTGGAAATCTAATGTAGAATCCGCCCCCGGTACATCAGCCGGAGCAGCAGCGGTAGGCGGCTCAAATGATGAAATTCACTTACTTGTTTATGATACAAATGGCACAATCACTGGTACAGCTAACGAAGTACTAGAGGTTTGGAGTTATTTAAGTCAAGCAAGTGATGTTAAAAGTACTGACGGTACGTCTTTATACTATAAAGATGTTATCAATAATGGATCTAAGTGGGTCTTTGTCGGTAATCATCCAGCAACTTTAACAGACGCTGGGGAATCAGCCACATCAAATGCATTTACTCGTGTCGCACACGCGTATAATGAATTTTCAGGTGGTGCTGATGATAATGTACTAACAGTAGGTGAAACTACTTTGATGTACAATAAATTTGCTGATGCAGAAACAATTGATGTAAACTTAGTGTTCCAGGCAAACTCAGGATTGAGTGCGACTAATAACATTACATTAAGTAAACATATTGTTGACTTAGCAACAGCAAGAAAAGATGCGGTAGGCTTTGTCTCACCGGAAAGAGCGGCTACAGTAAATAACACTACACAAACTACTGACGTAGGTACATGGAGAACAGGAGTAGGCAACACGTCTTATGGCTTTGCAGATTCAACTTCTCTATATGTGTATGACAAATACAATGATGTATATCGTTGGATTTGTGCGGCAGGTTCCACAGCAGGACTAACAGCTAACGCTGACTTAGTCGCCGATGCTTGGTTCTCACCCGCTGGATTTACACGTGGTAATGTTCGAAATGTTACTAAAATAGCATTTAATCCAACCCAAGCCGAAAGGGATGACTTGTACAAGACAGGTGTAAACCCAATTGTAACATTTCCTGGGTCGGGTACAGTATTATTTGGTGACAAAACTTTACAAAGTAAACCATCAGCGTTCGATAGAATTAACGTACGTAGATTGTTTATTGTATTGGAGAAAGCAATATCTACAGCATCGAAAGCATCATTATTCGAATTTAATGATGAGTTTACGAGGGCACAATTTAGAAACATGGTTGAGCCTTTCTTAAGAGACGTTATGGGTCGTAGGGGTATTACAGACTTTAAGGTTGTTTGTGATGGTACTAATAACACTGGTGCTATTATAGATACCAACAAGTTTGTTGCTGATATTTATGTCAAGCCTGCTCGTTCTATTAACTTCATTACACTTAACTTTATCGCTACTAGAACTGGTGTAGAGTTTAGTGAAATTGCAGGAGGTAATTAAAGATGGCTATCTTAGGCGTAGATGATATGAAGGCCAAACTAACTGGCGGCGGTGCAAGACCTAATCTATTCAAAGTAACAATGAGCTTTCCAAGCTATGTTACTGCGGATGTGTCTTTAGCATCTTACATGTGTCGAGCAAGTTCATTGCCGGCAAGCACAATTGCACCAATAGCGGTTCCTTTTAGGGGTCGTAATTTGCAAATTGCTGGTGACAGAACGTTTGACCCATGGTCAGTGACTGTGATAAACGACACTGACTTTAATGTACGTAATTCTTTTGAACAATGGATGAACGGCATCAATCAACATAAAGAGAATACTGGGTTAACACAACCAAGTTCTTATATGGCTGATATGTCTGTTGAGCAATTAGATAAAGATGGTACAGTAAAGAAAACTTATAACATTAGAGGTACATTTCCAACTTCTTTAGGAGCTATTGAATTAGGATATGACCAAGAAAATGTTATCGAAGAGTTTGAAGTTGAGTTACAAGTACAGTATTGGGAGTCTGATAAGACAACGTAAATCATCGAT